CTGACGGACGCGGAAGCAGAAGTGAATAAGTGGGTGCGAGTTCCCCTAACGCAGGAGGAGTTCGATGCGCTGGTTAGTTTTGTCTACAATGCCGGCGGAAAGGCTTTTATGAATTCCACCCTACTCCGAATGTTGAATGCGGGGGATAAGGTGTCGGCGGCGGGTCAGTTCCCACGCTGGATATTCGCCAATGGGAAAAAGCTCCCCGGCCTTGTCCGTCGGAGAGAAGAAGAAAAGAAACTTTTCCTCGGACTTTCCTAATGCCTAATATTTCCCTACTCGCCTGGGGCTTTATCCTTCTCGGAGTCCTCGGCTTCCTTGGAACAGCTACCTGGAGAATCTACGATGCGGGCCGAACGGAGGTTTATGCCGAATGGGAAAGAGTTAATGCAGCTCAACGAGAGGCTGAGGCTAAGAGAGCCGGCGGGGCCTCTGCAGGGTTGGAGAAGGATAGAGGAAAGAATCGAATCGTCTACCGCACCATCACTGAGTCTGTGGAAAAGATTGTTGATCGGCCTGTTTATAGTAATATTTGCATGGACGATGATGGGCTGCGCCTCCTTACCGCAGCCGTCCGGGGAGAGGCCGCCGATCCCGCCGAACTTGACGGAGCGGTGTCCAGACTTAACTCCCCCGGCGGACGGTAAGGGAGGAACTATCCTTCGCTGGGCGGTTCGGGTGGTGGAGGATTATCGAGATTGTCAGGCGAAGCATTCTCGGCTGGTAGAAGCAGTTTCTTCTGAAGACAAGTAGGAGAATTCTCGCAATCGAGGAAGCCCTGCGCAAGGGCTTCTTTCTGATAACGAACGGCGCGATCAGAGATGCCGAGGCGGGCGGCGACTAGGTGGGTCTCGGGGAACTGGCGGAGGAAGAAGGCCGGGCAGCAATAGCCCAGGTCTCGGCAGACGAGGCGGCGGAAAGTTAGGCGTTCCATGTGTGGGTTATCCGGTTATAATCCGCGCGGGATATCGACAGCCTTCAGCATCGGCTGACCAGTCTTAGGGTCGATGGTGAGAGCCAGCTGCCCAGAGCGAATGGCGCCATTCAACACATCTTCGTAGTCGCGGAAGCCCGGGAAGTGGGAATGGACGAGTTGATAGGCAGCGGCGTATTCGACGCCGCCGGCCTTCCGAATTGCTGCGATTAACCGCTCTACTTGTAGACTCGCCTCACTCCTTCCGATACGGGAGAAGACCCGAGGCATATCTGTCTCTAGCGCTTCTAAGAGAGTATTCGCTGTATGCAGATCTTCCTGTTCGATGGTGAGAGTATCCCTCTGCGCTGCTGACAGCACCATAGCTAACTTATGCATATGGGTCTGCTTCCGGGCGGCGTAGCCTTCCAGCATCCTATCATCCATTCGGGTAGAGGCAGATTTCCAAAAGTCCTCATACCATTTCGTACCCCAGGCGCGAGCGGAGGGAGAGATGGTAAAGGGGCCGCAGAGGTTAGTAGCTAAATATTCTAAGTCGTGGATTAGATCTTCCCGGAGCTTTTGGTCGGAGGCCCCGACGACCTCGTCTACGTAGGCGACGAAACGCTCTTTCTGATCTGCGTAGATGAATAGACAGCGAGAGGAGAGTCCCCCGCCGATAGTCGCCGGCGGCATATTGTCTGCAATCCAGTGAGGAGTGGTGCAGCCCTGCAAGTTGATCCAGGGCGCTTCGATGGTATCATTCCCGCTCATCTTCGTTATCTTCTCATAACTCCGCTTGCCATCCCAGAGTTCGATTAGTAAGTTAACCATATCACGGTCTTGGAGATTCACCAGCGAACCGAGTTCGGAGGCGACAAGAGTAAGAGGGCTCATCGGATGCCACTCGCCGGAGCCCTCGGGATACTGAAACGACTCGCTCGCGGCCGCGAAGGCTTGAACCAGTGCTTGCCAAGTAATGTTGTTCGGGCCGAAGCGGATACCCGGAACTTGTTTGAGCAGGTCCATTGAGATATCGGCGGTGGTGGACTTGGCGACGATACCCGGCGGGGCTACGTAGATGATGTAGAAGCTTGGGTACCAGGTAAAACGCTTCATATCAATCCAGACCTTACGTCGGAGTGCCCCGGCGACGGCGCCTACTCCTGCCCAGAAGTGCATACGCTTCGGGGCTTCGGTGACAGAGGCGTAGGTGAGATAAGCCTCCAGCCAATTCTTCAACCTCCTTCGCATTTCAGCACGCTCCCCAGGTAACCTCCGAGGTACCCAGGCCCGTGGGGATAACCAGCGGGTCTTCGTAAGGAATTACGATTCGGGAAAGCTCCAATATCCGCTTCATCGTTGCCTCTTTATTCTTAGTAAGGAACTGGCCGCCAAGGGAATCGTGGACTTGGAGGAGAACCTGCGTATCCCACGCGGGCTTGTGGAATAGAGACCAAAGATGGTCTACGCTAAGGTCCCACTCTCCCTCCGGCCGATTTTGAAACAGGGCCATCCAGATACGATTGATGACGATAGAGACAGTGGACTGGGGAATCCACGCGACCGCTTCCGGCAGGATCGCATCTACCCGATCGAAGATATACCAACGATATCCGAATCTATTCTCCACAAATCGGAACTTGTTGATCTGGTAAGAGATACGGTCGTGCCACTTTTTAATTCCAGGATGAGCGCCGAACCAGATCTTCTGCGCACGATCAACTTCGTGCACTGTCCGCCCGAGATGACCTGCAATGGTGCGCGCTGAGCCCACATAGTTAGTTGCATGGCAGAAGACCTTGGCGAATTCTCTCTTGTGCTTCATCGGACCGCGGTGGTCCTTATACTTCGGGTGGGATTCCACCAGTTCTTCTAGAGGAGGAGGCTCTTTCCCGTCGATTACGAAGGCGTTCAGCAGGTGGATATCCGCGCCCATCCGCAAGGCAGCCTTCAACATCGCATCATCGGCCTCCCAAACTACCACCTGAAGATCGGCGCGATCCAAGTCCATGTCAAAGAAAGTATAGCCGTGGTCTGGACCAAAAAGGCTCCGAACATTAGGAAGGCTATAAGCATCCCCGAGCACAGCCATGTGGCCGCGGGCGAGTGCCTTGCCCACACTCTTTGACTTCTCCGAAGGAATGTTTTGTAAATTTGTTCCGCTTCCAAACGCATTCTTAGATGAAGAAAGGCGGTATGTCTTAGGAGCCGATTTCCCACTTTCAGATCCTCCGATGTTATAGGAACAGCGCATCCGGCCATCTGCGTCCAGGCGGGCGAGGATAAAGTTACTGAGGAAAATCTCCATCGTGCGAATATCAGAGATGCAGTTGATGATTGGGCGGAGCAGGGGCTCACGGTTAGCCAACTTCTGCAGCGCCTCGTCATCGCAGGTAGGATGGGCGGGCATCCCCTTCTTCGCTCGGCTCATGATGACAGGCTGTTGAAGGTCTTCGTAGAAGAGCTTCTGCATCTGGAGAGAAGAGCGCGGGTTGATCTGATGGCCGAGGAAGTCGAAGAGGAGTTGCTCTCGATGGGCGATTTGCTCCTGCACTTCCCCAGCGAGCTTATCCCGGTTCTCTTTAATAACCCGAATCCCCTGCGTCATAGCGAAGAGAACAGGATAAAACATGGCTTGCTGGAATTCATTCACTTTCTCCAGCCCCATCTTCGCCGCGGTCTCTAGCTCCACCTCTCCGACTTCCCGAGTGTAGACGCAGTCCTGACAGTTATACGCCCAGTGCTGATCCTCCGTCCCGCCCTTTGCTAACTGCTTCCCCTCATCCTTCCAGTAAACGTACCAGTTGCAGTAAAGAGAGGCTTGATAGAAAAGGGCCTTGGGCAAATCAGAGAACAAGGCGTGATGGGAGATCATCGTGTCCTGTGCCCCGTGGGGGAGGAAGTGCCAATTCCGGTAGATATACTGCGCGTCATAGAGACCGTTCTGCCAACGAATCTTTACCTTCGGGTGGGTGAAGATACGGTGGAGTTGCCAGATGATCTGAGTTTCCTCCTCCTCCCCCCAGTACCCATTCCGATTTGCGGAGGTCATGAAGGGAATGCTGATGCAATCTGTCCGCGACCAGCTGATCCCGCAGCAGGCGATGTGGGAAGAGGAGGTTTCTAAGTCAACATCGAGCCAGAGGGTTTCGCCGGCCTGTAGCCGAGAGTAGAGCGAAGCGAGGGTTTCGAGGACGAGGGAGAGACTGGGGCGGAGACGAAAGGACCAGGCAGGCAGGGAGTATTCCCGGCTGCCCATTTCCTTCTTAGCCCTACGGAGGTCGGAGACGGCTGCGGCCCGCATAGACCACTCGCGGAGGATCGCTGCGGGGTGAATAGTGGGGATTACTTTGGGAGGAAGGGCTTCTTCCAAATCGGCTTGGAGCTGGCTTCCTCGCCACTTCAGAATCCCCCACGCGCCGGTTAAGGCCCAAAGGGCGTAGTTGCCGAAGGCAATTATGAGATTGGGTTGAACAGCCTTGATCTCCGCGAGGAGGGCGGCGTAGCCTTCCGCGAAGACGGGGAGGACCATTTTATCCCTGAGAGGAATATGCGCGGCGGTTACGTCTTTCTTCTTCTCCGCGACCCAAGCGCCCATGTTGTTCTGCGGAGGGCGCCTGTTCACTACGTTCGTGACGAAACACTCGGAGCGGAGGATACCAGCCTCGTGGAGCATTTTATTCAGCTCCGCGCCCGAAGCGCCAACGAACGGCTCCCCGCGCATCTCCTCCTCCGCGCCCCAAGCTTCCCCGACCAGCATGATTCGGGAGGGAATGGGACCTACTCCGTGGTGGGGCATTAGAACTTCTTCCCGTGTTTGTAGGGCCGCGTGGCGTTGAAGGCGAGCTTCGCCAGCACAGCCTCCCCGAGGCGGAGACGGAACCCGCCTGCGTAGTCGAACATACGGATGAGGAGATCGGCGGCCTCGATTTCTTCGGAAGAGAAGTCGGGGCAGTGGGGGTCGAGGCCAGGCTTCCTCACCCCCTCCAGCATCTCCGAAAGCTCCGAGTGCATGAGGGCGATCATCTCGCCTTTGTTTCTACTGATATCCCAGAAGCCGTTGTTCGCCGCGCGCTGCTGGCAGACGAAGGAGAGACGATCAAGGATTCGTTGAACATCGCTGGTTTCCTGCAGGGTAAGGTCGGTCATAGGAAATCCTTAGAGAGAAAGTTCGAGTTGCTTCTTCAGCTCATCCAGCCGTTTAAGGCCGATTCCGTAGGCGCCGGGGTCTAGCTCAATCCCCGTTGCTCGGAGCTTTAGCTCCTGTGCCGCCGGGAAGATGGGGCCGGAGCCGGCGAACGGGTCGAGGACAGTATCGCCCGCGCTGCAGCTTCGACGGAGCAGGTCGAGAAGGAGCGCGACAGGCTTCTGCGCCGGATGGCCGAGGTTGGCGTCGGCGGGGTAGGAGAGAACGTCGCCGGCGATCTTGATGACCTTTTTCCCCCCTTTCCTCGCGTAGAGGATGAGTTCGTATTTCCTCTGCGGCCCGCCGTCAACCCAGGGCGTCCGCGCACCGTTCGGCTTGTGCCAGATGAGGGGGGTACGGAAGCAGTCCCACCCGGCGGCGGAGAGGATTTCCTTAGCTTCCGCGAAGCGGGTAATATCGCAGAACATATAAAGATGAGCCTCAGGCTTGGCGACGCGGAAGCCCTCGACAGCCAAGACGGAGAGGAGTTCTTTCCAGGTTTCATAGCTATCCTCGTAGAAATGCGCGCCGGCGGCTTTCCCGCCGGAGTCCCCGAATTCATCTGCGGAAATGCCGTAGGGAGGATCGGTGCAGATCACGTCGAAATACTCGGCGGGGGCTAAGGTCAGCCATCCCTTCGCATCGGCGTTGAGGGAAGTATGGGCAGTCTCGGCGGAATAGGTCTTACCTACCTCCGCCGCCCTAGCAACTCGGCGGGAATGTTCTTCCTTTCTCTTCAGGAGCTTGAACGCCTCATCCACCGACTTCGCCCCGCGGACCTCCGGATCAGCAAGGTGCTTCGCTACGATCATCTGCCGGCGGGTAGTCTCGTGGTGAATACCCTCAGCACTCCCGCGGCGTTCGAGGGAAATCTCCGCGACAGTCGGCGGGGCCACGCCCGCCGCAGCTGCTTGTTTACTCCGGAGGGTAGCGAGGCGCGCGGTTGCATCGGCCTCCTCTTGCCAAGAGAGATTCTGCCGCCGGCTGTTCTCTTCCCACTCCGCCTCTTCCGCGGAGAGCTCGTCGAGTTCTCCCAGGGAGGTATATGGAACCATCCCTGGCTCCACATTGCCGAGGTCACAGCGGAAGGATTGGCCCAGGTCGGCCAGGTCCCGGATGGCGCGAAGGCGGCGCTCGCCGGCGACGAGGGTGAGACCGTCCTGGGGCTCATCTGCACGAGGCTGCCGGAGGATGATAGGGTGGAACAGCCCCCGTTCCCGGATGGACTCGGATAACTCGGTGATGGAAGCAAGGTCGAACTCCCTTCTCTGCCGATCGGCGCGAATGTGGATGGAGGAGATACGGGCGAGTTTCATTTACTCTTCCCTTTCGATCCGCTCGGCAACGGCGGCATAGCCGGCGAGGTCCACGAGATTATCCCGCTGCCGCTTATTCGCCTGCCGAGCGACCTTCACCAAAGTCATCAACATCGCGCCATCTTGCGCGTCGAGGACTTTATCCCGAGGGAGGAGTCCCCGCCCGTGTAGGTACGCCGTGAACATCTCCACTGTATCCCCCCAGTTAATATGAGGCAGTCCGTACTCTACGTCCCGCCTGCCATTCACCAGCTTATCCGCTTCCTGCAGAACACTAATACGTTTGGTAGTCATCTTTCTCTCCTTCCGGGGTTATGTAACGAACAGGAATTCCGTTTTGATCGGCGTACCTGAACTCCGCCTTGCACCCCACCGACTCTCTCCAGCCGGGGAGCTTGAGAATCCAGAGCTCATCAGCCTGGTTGAGCATGGTGAAGTTATACGCCTCCCAAAAGTCCGCGTCCTTCGGCATCTCTTCAATCTTCGCCAGCTCATGGCAGTGGACGATGGGGGAATATACAGCTTGCTTGGTCTTTAGAATCCGGACCATCTCTTTCATCGTGAGGAGATATCTGATCTCCCGCTGGTAAGGGTCAGGATGCGAGTAGGGACTCGCGAGGTAAATGTAGCCTGACATTCTTCTTCTCCTTTTGTTCAGAGGACGGGGAGGTCCGCTGAAGAAAAGGCTCCCCGAAGGGAGCCGAAGGGGGCTAGGAAACCTTGAGCAGCATTCCCACGCGCTCTTGGATCTGCCCTTCGTACATATCGTGCTTGATCTTCACCTTGACCATCCGGCCCTGCAGCTGACGCCAAGAGAAAACATCCCCCGGCTTGTTCAGATCGCAGGCTTCCCGATACGACTTCTGCTTCCCGTTCCGGCCGGGCGAGTTGTCGATCGCCCCCTGCGGAGTCAGGTCGATGAAGGCCATGTCGGTAAGGGTAACCGCCGGCGGGAGCTTCAGGGTATCTCGGAGCTGCGGCGGAACGTCGATTTTCAGGGGAACGGACATAGCCAGCCAGGGCTGACCAGTCTTATCCCCCTTCTCAATCGTGCCGGACTTGGCGGTGACTTCCCCGATCGTGGCGATGTAGCAGCCGTCGGAGGAGGCGGGGTTCTCCGCCGGCAGCGGCGGGCGCCGCTCGTTCACCTCGGAGATCTGGGCATCGAGGAAGAGATTCGGATCGAATGCAGACATACTTACTTCTCCTTTGAGTTAGCCGCGGAGGTTGAGACAGGAGCCTGCGGCGTCTCTCCTGAATGGGAATGGATTAGCTGCCAAACGGTGACAACGCCCTTGAGTCCCCGACCGGGGCGCTTGTTGAAGTATTCCTGGGTGATGCGAGCGCGCGTGTTTGCCTCGGCTTCGGTGGTATGGCGGGAGTGGAAGTAAATCCACCCCCTTCCGTGCTGGACGACTACGGCGTAGGGGAATTCCGCGCCGGTTATGGGCGTATAATCCGCGCTCATTTCCCGCCCCTCTTCTTCCACAGCTCCATGATCTGCCCGAAGTCGGGGTCGATCTTAGAGCGGTAGCCGAGGGAGCGGGTTTTGGCGTCTACTCCGTAGGCGGCGGTGTCCCAGTAGAACTTATCCCCTTCCCTAACAGTGAAGATAACATCGGAGAAAAGAGGAGGGATATCGTTGACCATCGCCTTCCCGATTGCCTTAACCATAATCTTAGCGGATTGGGAAACGGGATCGACTTCCCTATCCACATGGGCGATGAGGACGAAGGTGAATGCGGTGCCCTGGGTGCAGAGGCGGAGAAAGTTCAGCAGCATATTCTGCGCGACGAGATAGTCGGGTGGTGCGCCCGCCGGCTTCGCGCCGATCTGCATTTTCATACAGGCATTCGCGAGTTCGGAGAGGGAGTCGATGAAGAAGATCTTATCCACTCCCCAGGAATCGACGGGGCCGAAGGTCTTCCCAGTGCGATCGTCGGGGAAGTCGGAGCAGGTTTTCAGGATCTTAAAGAATGCGTTGTTCTCCCCGCCGCGATTCGGGTCCACCATCTTCGTGATGGCTTCGTAGGACAGGCGGCCGACGTTATCGGCGGCGGAGACCAATCCCTTGAGGTCGATCGGGCGGGTGAGTTGCTGATGGTAATGGAGGCACGCTGGAACTTCCTTCCCTCGGTCGGTCCAGTAGCCGAGGAGGGTCTCCAGCCCGTTCTCTACGAAGAGGCCGAACACTTCCTTCCCGTTCGCGGCCGCCCAGTCTACCAACTTCCCCATCGCGTAGGTTTTCCCTGTACCCGAGGGCCCCATTAGCAGGACGTTCGGGCCGACGAGAGCTTGCTGACTCATTGTGTTTCCTTTCTCAGATGCAGGTCGAATTCCCGGCGGAGAACTGCCGGGGGGAGTAATGGTAAGAGGTTCTCTAGTCGCCCGGCGAGAATGCTGCCGGGGAGGGAATAGCTGTCTGGGTGGGAGGGGCAGGATACCTGCGTGATTTCCATAGGATTCCTAACCCCCTTCGAATCAACGAGAACAACCCTCCCCCAAACCTCCCCGCAGAAGGGGCAGAAGTACGCCAGGCCGGTCCGCCGATAGCCGAGGGAAGGCCAGCCGCCGGGGTCGAAGGACGCCTCCCCGAGCATCTTCCCTTGTATATGGAAGAGGATACGGTAGGTTTCGTGTAGCGTGCCGCCGGCGTCTACCGAAGGAGCTTCCACAGGAGGACTAAGAGAAGGGTTAATAGGATTATCCCGTATTCCCACTTCCTACCGCTCATGCCGGAAGAGGAAGAGGTTGGAGGATTCCGCCTCGACTGGGCGGGAGAAGTGATCGGCAATCCGCGCCTGCATCATAGTGAGGACGGAAGAGAAGCCCTCTTCCAGAATAAAGCGGAGGTCCGCGTCCTGCTTCCCCGACTGTCGAAGTTGCCAGTAGGCCCGGCGGTGTTCGGCACTTGCCGGGTCGAAGGTAATGTGCCGGCGGTAGGTTTTCTGCAGGATACCCATTAGTCCTCCAGGAGAGTTTCGGTGCGGGTGACAGGATCCCACTTCCTCCGGCGGAATTGCTGTTGGAGGAGGGGAAGAGGATCGGCCATCAGGCAAGCTTGGCGGAAGAGGCATCCGCCGTATTCGGTGCAAGCGTGGTCGAGGTTGAAGTCGAAATATCCTTCCTCCCAGCAGCGGATCATACGCTGGATGTCTTTCAGCAGCTGCTCATACCAGCGGTCGAGCTGCCAGGCGGGACGATAAGTAATGCATTCAAGGGTGTCGTACTTTGATTTCAGAATGCTGACTCCCCGAACAAGGAAGCCATTCAGGTGAAGTCCGGCGGCTTGCTTCGCCCCCCAGACATAGCCGGTGAACTGGGAGCGCAGGTCCCACTGCCGAGACCAGCTCGCCCCAAGCTGCGAGGCAGTCTTATCATCCTCCCCGAGGGTCATGCCGTCGTAGCTGCAGATCATATCCATCCGTCCGGAGTAGAGGATAGGGTCGCCGGTTTCTGGGTGGCGGATCTCTAGGGGTTCCACGAACCCGAACTCAATCCCTCGGCGATTCTCCCCGAGCTGAAGGGGAACTGCTTTATCCTCTCCCAGAGGGTATTTCTCAAAATAAAACTCCAGCGCCCCGGCCATCCGGGTGGCGGACTTGGGAGAATCCTCCGGACAGTCGAAGGAACCGTAGGCGGAGAGAAGCGCGCCGACTCCAATGGCGATCGAGTCCTCGGGGGATTTGCCTTCGATGTAGAAGGCTTCCCGCGCAGCCTCAAGGCCAGAAGCATAGGCTGCCCCGGCGTGGAGGTGAACGGAAGGATCGCGGGGCTTCCAGTGATCGAAGAATTCCAGCTTGGCTTTCTGCGGGCAGGAGCGGAAGGCTGCAATAATGGTGGAGTCTACGACAGAGGGAAACGGAGGGCGCATTAAGAAGCCCCGCCGGTTAACTCTGCTAGCAGATCGTCGGCGGAGGGAATGGCAGCCTTCGCCTTCGCGATCTTATTCCTCTCGCCGGAGGACGCGGCGGCCTTCCTCCCCTCGCGGAGAGCCGCGACGGCTTCCCGCATTTCCTCTAGACTGATGGTGCCGTCCGCGGCTTTCTGCCGCCAGACAGCAATCTTCGATGCAAGGGCAGGATTCATTTGCTGCTAAGCCTCCGTTGAAGTTCGGGGATAAGAGCGGGGTCGAGGGAGATAACACTCCCCGGCGGGAAGCCGTAGGGAGTGAGGTCTAAGTTCCTCTCCCGGAAGAACCGGCGGATGAGAGAGGAGAGGAATTCCTGGTAGGCCCCGGCGGGGACTCGTTGCTCCAGGTCGGAGAATAGATGCAGGTCGAGTCGGGCGCGGAGGGATTCTGGGAGAGTGAGATTGAGACGGACAGGACGATCGAGGAGAGCAGGACGAGGCATTTTGTTCCTTTACTGAGTTACCCTACCACCAGCGGCGCGGCGAACTGCAGGGCGCGGTACTGATCGAACGCAGCTTGCTCTAGACGGTCCAGCCCATCAGCAGTCATAACCTTGTAGACCGCCTCGCCTTCCGCACACTTAACTGCGGCGCGCAGCATTTCCTCCGTCGCATCCTGATCCCTCTGCCGCTCGGCAACGTAGCGGGCGACGGCTAATAGGCCAGTAGAGTGCAGCCCTTGCGTTCCGTGGGCCGCGTGAACAGCTTTCCCGTACACCTTCCTCAGTTCCTCGGCGGTGATCTTCACTTGCCCTCCTTGCGAGCGGCGTCTATTTCCGCGTCTAGACTTTCCGGACTGCTGTGTGTTGACCAACCCTCAGCCGGTTGAGTGGAATTCACTCGCAGCCACCGATACCGCTCCGCATCCTCCCTTAGCCTCTCGGCTTCTGCCTTCCAGTATTCGGCATCCTCGGTAAGCTGCACGTTGGCGACGGGCTGCATCTTGCGCAGCATCTCGTTCTCCGCGCGCAGTTCCGCAAGCTGCGCTTGCATTTTCTCGAAGGCGGAGATTGAGGAAGTGCCCCAAACGCGATAGGTGACGCCGCCAAACTGAACGAACGCACTAGGCACGTTATGTGGATCGTCAGAAAGCATCGCGCGCAGTTCCGCTACCTCGTTCGCCAGGTCTGCCGCTGCCTGAACGTGGCGGGAAATGTCGGAGCGCAGGGCGGTGAGTTCTTCCGCCTGTCTAAGCGCAACGTCCTGCTGCGTCACCCACAGATCAGGATGGCAGGCTGCTGCGATAGCCGAGAACACATGAATCTCGTCTATGGGAGACTTCGGTGTATCGCTCACGGCTTCCTCCTGAGGATGGCCTCGTCGGCTACTCCCTCTGCCTCGTCGTTCGACCAAGTCGCGTCTGTTTCAAGCAGCACGTCAATGAACGAATCACGAAGCGTCGCCAGCATCTTCTGCTGCTCGATCATCGCGACGCGGCGGGCGAACTCTCGGGGGGATTCGTATGTTCCCCAACGGAGGCGCATGTTAGGCCCCTCCGCAATCGCCTTCTCGGTTTCGGGGTGGAGGCTAGGCATGACCTTGCTCCGAGCCTGCGACGTACACAACCTTGTCCGAGTTAGTGGAAAAAGCTGCCACTAGAAACCCCATCAACATCTTGTCCCTTAGTTCTGGCCTGTCACGAAACAGGCGGCGCTCGTCATCTGATGCCTTGTAGCGCGTTTGGCAGCAGGAAAAGTCGGGGCAGCACTCGTCACGTTCATGGTTGTGAACGTTGTTGCCAAGCACCCATTGATCCAGTTGCTCTTCAGGTTTCACTTCCCCTCCTTCGCCAGTTCCACCATCGCCGCGCACTGGAGGCCGGCTTCGGTGCGGGATTTGTACCAAGTGACATGACGTGCAGCCCGTCGCGCCACCCATTCATCACGCTCGTCGTCGTAGTCCAAGCTGATCTTCGCTTCCTCCATCAGCCAGTCGAATTGAGTGCGATTGTCGTAGGGGTTCCACACGAACTCTTGGTAGCCTGACCTGACCGCACTCGGTGGTGTGATTTTCTGGACGACAATCCCGCCGTCGTGATCTTCTCCAGGCACTTCTAGGCCCGCCAGCCGCGCGAGCAGCTTCAGGGCTTCCAGCTTGGAGAGGTTAGGCACTGTTAGTCCTCCCCGCGCAAATCAAGAGCGCCGCCGCTTGCGTAGTAGCTGTCGCCTACAAAAAGCAGGAATCGTTTAGCCACGCTCGCTCTCCATCGCTGCTTCCTCCTCTGCGGCGTGGAGCATTGCGTCAACCGCTTTCCAAATCTGCTCGTTCAGCGCGTTGCCAGTAAGCCCGAAGTACGGAGGGATCTCGTCAACGACTTCACGCACGGCTGCCAGCATCTTCTCTGTAGGCTCCCTCGGCACCATCACGAAAGGCCCCGGATGGGCAGGTGGTGCAACCGCGTTGGTGTCGGTCCCGATCCTCGCGGAGTCGGGCACCTGCTCGCCGGGGTTCTGGTGAGGGGCGGACTGCGAGGCAGGAATTGAACCTGCGACCTCAGTCACTCGGGGTTCCGCGATGGAGCTACCGGCGCTAGATAGCCTTGCTGACTGCGCGCTACCATCTGCGCTACTTGCAGCCGCCCCTCGTTGATCTGCTCCCTCGGGGATGAGGGAGAGGATTTCTTCTGCGCACTCTTCACTCGCCGTTTGTGCCGCGTAAATACACGACTGCTCGGCTATCTCCCATCCATCACTACTGTTTTCCTTGTTTGCGTCAGCGGCGATCCTGGTGGCGTCATCCCATTTACGCTTGCACACCTCCGCCGCCATCCGCAGCCCTTCAGCCACCCCGCGTTCGTGGTCGGTCATTGGACTTTTCTCGTCGAAGTTCATGTGCACACAGCCAAGAGATACAGCGTGAGGAAAAGAAACGGTGCCGTGAGAAAGATGCCACCAGTGAGGATGGAAATTTTCCCTTCGCCTACCTTGAAAGCGATGATTGCGACGTACCAGCATAGGACGATGTAAAGCAACAGCACTATCCCAAACAAAGCTGCGTCGCTCATACCTTCACCCCTTCCTCAGTCTCTACGCCCTCCAGCTCGGAGAGCGGCGGGATGCGGCGCAGGCGAGGTAGTTCTGTGTGAGCACCTTCCGGCCCTATGGCACAGACTTCGTTAGGAGGAGTCGGTTGACCACAAGCCGCGCACGATCCTCTGTGTGTAACACGCAGATCACGCACAACGAACAAGTAGCCTGTGTAACGTGAGCTATTGCAGCAAGTAGTCGGCCGCACGACCTGCACCAGATCCCCCATCTGAATCGGGCGGTCGCTCATTTGCTGGCCTTCGGCAGCGCAGCTACGCGATTGATTCGGGCGAGAACCTGCTCGATGGTCTGATAGCCTTGTACGTCGCCACCATCATCGCCATCTTTGCAAAATTCCCCGTCCGGTCCCCAAAATGCAGTTTCTACGGCGTCGGCTTCCAACTGACGCTGATTCTTCTCTTCGCCAATCGGAAAATCGTAGTTGCTCCCGTAGTTGCCGCCGCCAAACTGGACGCTGACGGTGTAGCCGTTCGGGAAGGTGAGATGGAATCCCTTGCTGCCGGTAATGCGGAATGCGCTCATTTGCTCGGCTCCTGTTTCTTGCACTCCATCGCCTTCTCTGCCTCAGCCGCCTGCCCGATCCTCGCCAGCCGGATTAGCTCGGGGAAGGCGTTGCGGAGGGCGGCGATCAAGGCGGCGTCCTCTGGCGAGGTTTCCTGCGCGACAGGGAAGGCATCCCCGCGAGGGTCGTCGGTCAAACTATCCTCGCGATGTTCGCCTTCAAAAGCGGCGACCGTGTGCGTATCTCCCCACGGGCCTTCCCACGGCCCCGGAGTCGCCTTCTTCTCCAGCGCCTCCAGCGCGTCGAGGTCGAGTTTATTCTCTTCCATCTGAGCCTCCTAGTTAAACCAGCCAGACATAAGGAAGGTTTGCATTACTCTTCTTCCTCTTCCCCATCGTTCGGCATGGGGGCTTCCCCTTCTGCGAAGGCGGGGCAGTCGCAGGGCTGCAACGCAGCGTTCCCATCGAGGACAGCGCATTCGAAGAACTGCTCCGTCATCCCCTCTCCGTGATGCTGGGAGAAGGTCTTCCCGAATTTACACTCCCTGCACCTGTCTCCGTTTTTCGTGAGATAGGTCTCGATAGCTTCCCAGGAAGCCGGGTCGTTATTCAGCAGGCGGACCTGCTCCGCGTCGGTCAGGTCGATCTTGCTCATTCCAGATCCTCCCACTCTTCTTCCTCTTCCTCCCAGATTTGAACGTGGAGGGAAGAGGTTCCCAGGGCCGACCCGATGATCGCGGAGATGATGGAGGGGAGGTCGGAATCCTCCCCTTCCCCCTCTTCGCAGATGGAGATATAGGTCCACTCGGCGCCGCCGAAGCGGCGGACTCGGAACAGGCGGGTCATTAGATCCCCGCGGCCTTGCGGACGGAGAGCTGCGAGTCGCGCCCGAGCGCAGGGTAGACGTTCGTCCCGGCGGGGAGGAGGAGGAGGGTATGCCCGGCGGCCGAAGCGAACTGGGTATCCTTCTCCAACTCCACCCGGACGATCGCGCCGAGGCGGGAATGAACTACCACCGCCACGTCGGGCGCTTCGACCATCAGCTCGGAGAGGAGGAGATGGGAGACTGCGTGCTTCGTCAGGTCCCAGGTTGGCTTCTGCAGCCGGAAGTCCATCTCCGCCCCGAGGTAGCCGTCGCAGGTTTCTGTGCCGTCGATGGCGATAGGGGTGTGTTCCCGGACGAGTTTCCTCGTGGCGGGGATGGACTTGTGGAGGTATTCGGAGAAGTTTCCGATGAGGGTAGAAGTGCGCCGGTCGATCAGAGCGACGCCGCGAGTGCGCTCCCAGTTGTCGGGATTGGTATACAACTCCTGCATCCGCTTGGATTCCGCGGACAGGGCATGTCGGTCGCCGGGGTCGGCTATTTTCTTCGCCTTCGCCGTCTTGGCCGCGAGTTGCGCCTCGGTCCAGAGATCATCGAGGGAGTCGAGGGACGCCTCAAATTCCTCGGCGGATTTGAGATCTTCTGCTGTCGGGGATTGTCGCACGGTGAGCCTCCTATTCCTGTGTTTTCTGAACGTCGTGGCCGCCGGGGAACATCGAGAACCAGCCGCCGATGGCACGGTACTGCGATTGCTCCTCCTTCGTCCACGGACGGGACGACCAGAGACCATTGGGTCCCTTCTCCCAGATACGCTTGGGGGCGGGATACGTCATTTTTCTGTGAGAATTTGCCACGGTTGAGCCTCCGTTTCGGGTTGTGTGTTGCGCATGTTATGGTCCCATAACGCGCGCGGATTGTCAAACAGGGATTGTATTATTCCTAATTCCCTTTCCTTCGAGCCTCTGAGGGAGACTCCCCAGGGGAGACTATCCCCTGGGGCATCTGCCCGCCAGGCCGGAGGCTCAATCGCAACCTGACTTGCCGATACCGTCGGCCAGCGGGGAATAGGATAATTCTAATTCTCTATAAAAACCTCCGGGGTCCGTAATGCTCCCCGGAGGGCTTGAAGAGAACTACTACTGCATCGCAGCGAGTTCCGCGTCCGCGTCCACCTTCGACGCCGCGGCCAGCCGCTCGTCCTCCATCCGCTTGACGATCTGCCCGACCTTCGTGTTCGGGTTGCGGAAGGAGTCGTAGAGCTCCTTGCGGGACAGCTTCTCCCCGCGCGCCTTCGCGTCGTCCAGCTTCTTCTGCAGGAAGGCCTTGACGAACTCCAGGTCCTTGCCCGAGGCTTCCATGATCGCCTTGACGACGATGGAGGCGCCGGAGACCCCGCCGCCGCCACCCTCGCGGACCGCGGACCAGTCGCCCGCAGAGATCTGCGAGTGCAGATCCTCGACTGCCAGGACCATGTCCTCCTCCGAGAGGGGCTTGTCCGCCGGGGCCGCGAGTTCATCCCCGTACTTCTGCTCCCCGCCGTGCCCGGCGAACTTCGGGAGCAGGGACAGCGGGAGCTGGAAGGTCCGGGTCGCCCCGTTGCGGAAGTCCATCCGCACCGAGATCGCGCCAGCGCCGATGATGACCTGGTCGCCGTCCACCACGATCTTCGACTGGTCAATCAGGGTTTCCTTCAGCACCTTGCGCTTGCCGGCGAAGCCGACGACGCGCCCATCCTCCATCGTGACCTGCGTGACTTCGGCCTTCGCTTTCGCTTTCTTCTCTTCGCTCATCTTCACTTCTCCTAAGGATTGACTACGAATGTAGAGCCTTTCTGCGGGCGCTCTACCGTTCCCGAATGCGGATTATGCGGGAACCCGCCCCCTCTTGTCAAACAGGGATTGTTGGATGGGCAACGACAGCGTAGCCAGCGCTGCCGCGGAATTCGGGAGGGGCTTGACGGTGAGGAGCTTCCTCCCGTCGATGTTCTCCCAAAGCTCCGCCCACTTCGTGGCCGCTTCGGCGTCTAGAGCGGCGAAGGTGATGCCGGAAGGCCGGCGGTCAGAGTGGGAGTAGACTGCGCGGTAGAGGGGCATTACTCGTCTCCCCAAATCGCCGCATACAGGCACATGGCGAGGACGACGGCGAGGAGCAGCGCTGGCGTGAGTTCGGAGATGGTCATTCGTACTCCCCCATCAGCAGAATCTCCGCTGCACCACAGACCTTCATGGCGCCGCAGGACTCGCACTCGTAGCCCCTCGCATCCGGTTCGCAGCCATCCTGCTCTTCCCCGCAAGAGAGGCAGAAGCCAGGGTTGCTGCAGTCTTCCTCCGCAAGGCGGAGGGCTTCGAAAAGTTGTTCCTGAGGGATTTTCATCCGATGAATTCCTTCACCGCGATTTCCGAGCCGAGCAGCTGCTGCGCCCGCTTCAGCCCGGCGAGCTGCCCGTCCACCACGCCAAGCGCGTAGACTTTTCTGAGCAGCGTTTCATGCTGCCTCCCCACACGGGAAAGGACTTCCTCGAACAGCCGTTTCGTTTCTGCGTCCATTAGAGCCTCCTGTTAAATTACCTGCCCTAATGCCTTGTTACAAGCGTAGGAGCAGACGGGTTTGTGCTTTTGTATTTCGTCAGAAAGAAGAGAAAACATGGAACCTTCGAAAATTGTCCCGCAATGCCCGCAGGTAAGTTTCGGCCGGAAGTCTTTGCACTTACAGCCGCTAATATGACAGCGCAGGGTGTGTGTTAGCTCCCCGTGTCCGCATATGCAAATCATCGAGCCTCCTGTTTCCCGCCGGGCACCATGCCCGACGATGGTTAAGTCTACCATCCCCCGCCCCCGAATGTCAAATAGGGATTCGGGGGAATTCCTCCTTCCCTTAGGAATCGAGGATGATCCCGCCGGGGCTGCGTTTCGTATGCAGAGGATCGGATTGTCGGGTAGCGGCCTGCAGCTGCCCGATGATCTCCACTTCCTTCCTGCATTCCTCAAAGTCCTGCTGCGTTTTCCCAATGCCAATTAGAGCTCCTGCGCAGAAGCCTTCCAGGATTCCTCCGAGAATCCCGATTGCCTGATGCATCTCAGCATTCCCTCTTGTCCGAGAGGCGATGCGATGCAGCGCGTAGCTCGCCGCGCCAGCTTGCATTACGAGGGGGAAGAGTTCCTTCCCATGCCGCTTCGCTACCTGCCGGAACTCAACAGCAACGCCTTGCAGCCAGTCCTCTTCATTTTCCATCATTCATCTCCTGAATCAGCAAATCCCCATTAGTCCTGTTGGCCTCCTGCTGCAGTTTCTCAACCGCGCCGGACGCTCCCTCCTCCCCTCCGTCTCCTCCATCCAAGGGAGAAGCTGGAATCCTCTCAACCCGCGGGGCTTCCTCCCCAATCAGCCTCGCGGCCGCTCCCGACAGCACCGAAGCGGGCGGATTCTCCCTCAACTTCTCCTGCAGAATCTTCAAACTCTCCTCCGCCCTTCTCTTCATCTCCGCTTCCGTCGGAATCTCCTTCGGCAGCGTCCTATACCCCCCTGTCGAATTCACTACACGGAAGACAGTAGTCTCACTAATGCTAAAGAACTCCGCCAGCTTCCTCTGCGACCAAACCCTCCTCCCCTGCCCATCCACCTCCTCATACATCCCCTTAATCCTCCAAGCCACCTCTTCCGTCAGCCCTTTCAACGCCCCCATATTCCTCTCCATTAAACAAGAGGAGTATATGGTACCCCGAGCTGCGATCCTTGTCAAACAGGGATATTTCCCGCGCGGGATTCCCCCTCCTCCTCCTCCTCCTCCCGATCGTGACTGGGAAAC